TTGAAAAATATATGAATTATACAAAAGAACAAATAGAAGCATTAATAAGTGATGGTTTAACCGCTAAATGTAAATCATTATTAATATTAGATCATTTAATGAGATTAGTGGCAGTTGGTATTCCAGATAATAAAGAATATGGAAACTTTAAACATATCTTTTTTGAAGCTGGCTGCAAATTTGGTTATGCAGTTTATAATGATTTGGGTAAAAATGGAAGAAAGAATCTTATAAAAGCTCTTGAAGATAGTGAAGAATTAGATCTTATAAAACATATCTTTGATAACATAGAAAAATTCAAAGATGATCCAACTAGTGTAATAAATTGCAAGATCGATCATGCTTCTGATTTATTAAAGGAAATATCCAATGAATACAAAGCATAAAGCTGATATTAGATGTGTGGATTGTAAGACTGAAACAGAAGTATATGTAAATAGATGTTATTCTTGCAAAGTGAAATGGTATGATTCTATGGAAGATTTTGTATATAGAGTCGATCATGAAGATTATGAATAAAAATCACTAACCCCTATAAGCCTGTGGGTATTCTGCTCACAGGCCTTTCTAAAGGAATAATATGGATTTCATGGATTTTTTTGAATATGTAGGAATGACTATTATAGTTGTAGTTATTTTTAGTGTAATATTATTGGCCATAGTATGTATAAAACAAGAAATACGTTGGTATAATACACCTACTTTTGAACATGAATGTAGATTATTAAATACTAATTTTCTACCTAGTACCAAGACTTCCCATGTAACTCCTATATTTAATCAAAAACATGGAACTTCATTTGCTATTACAGAAACTGGTCATAATGATATACATGTAACAATTTGGGATTGTGGTATTTATGGAAGAATTATTTCAAAAGAAAAAGAAATATTTCAATACGCTAAAGACCCCTCTATTTTGTTACTTAAAGTATTAGATGGTGAAGTTAGAATACATGATATAAAACATTAGGAATAATATGGAATTAAAAGATTTTGTAATATTTGTATTAATAGCCGTTGGGGTTCATTGGTTAATGAGATGGTTATTTTTGGATGCCTCTTTTATAGCTGCTTTATTGGCTGCCTGCGGTACAATAGTTGCTGCTTCGTTATATGTAGCCTATAGTAACGATAAATTATTAGAAGAATTAACGGGACATAGAGACGAAGCAAGAAAGATACTAGTAAGCACAGAGAGATTAGTTAAGGAACAAAAGGATTTAATTAATGGAAAATCAGATAAACAAGTATAACGAATTATTTGCAGCTCTAGCTAAAGCTCAGGCTGAATTTGATATTGTTGGAAAAAATAGATCATCTCATTATGGTGGTTATGCAGATTTAGAAGAACTAATAGCTGCTACAAGGCCTGCTTTAACAAAATATGGCTTAAGTGTAAGCAGACGAATTGATATAGTAGATGGCAAACAAATTTACATTGGAACGTTGGGTCATTCATCAGGGCAGTTCATTGAGTCTAAAATGTTATTAGTTCCTGAAAAGGCAACCATGCAAGGTCTCGGAGCCTGCCTGAGCTATTTGGCTCGTTATACTTATAGGGAGCTTTGTGGTGTATCAATTGCACAAGATCCAGAAGACAATGACGCTGGAAATGCAACCTATTCTCCACCACCTGCACCTAAACCAGTAAGTAAGCCACAAGAGTTCATTACAGCTGAACAACATGAAATGTTACAAAATGAGCTTAAGGATAATCCTGATATAGCAAAGATGATTCTGGGAGCTCTTAAGATTAATACTTTTAAAGAGATGCCTAAAGATGTATTTTTAGCTACTATAAAAAGAATTAGAGAAATAAAGTAATTGAAAGGAAACTTAGTAATGGAAAAGCCTTTTGTAATAACCAGACATTCCAGACCTACAATATTAGACACTGCTCAAAAAGGAACATTATGTAAAGTATTCGAAGGGTTTGATATTCCTTTTTCCTTTTACATTCAAATTAGCCCTAATGAAGAATTACCTAACTGGGTTAAGTTAGAAGCGAAGACTGAAGAAGAAGCTATAAAAGAATTCATTTAACTCTTCTATTACATAGGCGGGAAGTAAAAAACCCGCCTACTGTTAAAGAAGGAATAAATGAGTGAAGCTAAATTTGTGCGACTTCTTCTTTAATGACCTCTTCTGCTACTTTTTCTACCAATTGCTTATCTTTATCACTTGGAATAAATCTAGAAGCTATTGCTACCGCTATTGCAGCCGCAACTATCATTGCCTTGATTCCTATATCTGACATAGTATCTCCTAATATATTCTATAGCCTTGGAAGAATGTTCTTCCTTGACCACCAACATATCCAGTATTGCCCGCAGAACCACCCAAGAGAACCTGAAGAGCTACAGTAGTACCAGCTGTTATGAATGTCATCCAGGATCCGCCAAATGCCATTCCTGTTGCTGCTATAATTGCTTGATATAAATTAGGGTTAAAACTCATAGGACCAAATGTTCCTGAACCTGCAGAAGGAGCAAATGACATGGTACATTCAGTAATTGTATTAGGAACTGCAGTTAAGGTTACCATGGCATTGAACCAATAATAACCTGTGCTAGGAACTGTATATAAAGAAGTTCCTGTATTGAAATTTGCGCCTAAATCAAAAACTGCTGTATCCAATCCAATAGTAACAAATGCACCTAAAGTGAAATAATTAGCAGGACTTGTGGAGTTTGTAGCCATAAATCCAGTCGTTGCAAATGGATTTGGACCTACACCAGCCATTGTTCCAAGTTGACCATTCATATCTTGAACCATGGTTTGAACTCCTCCTCCTGGAGGATTAACACCATAAGAACCTTGGACAAATGCTCTGGTTAAACCAGCTGCAGTAGCCACCCTAAAGGTGTTGCTCTCTCCAACGGTACCTGTATTGCCTGATCCAATGGTCACATTTCCAGATTCGTTACCCACGTATGCGCTTCCCGCATTATATCCAAATGCTGAATTATTCGATCCAGTCGTAACTTGAAGAGCTAAGTCACCAAATGCACAATTCTGGGTCCCCGTGGTCAGGCCATTCGAACTAGTGCTTCCACACGAGGTATTTTTTCCGCCTCCTCCGTTACATGCGATCCCACAAGCATATCCAACGAAAGTATTATTATTCGAAGTTTGATTTGCATTGCCCGCCAAGCTGCCCACGTAAGTCGATTGTGCCGCTGTCGTGGTGGCTGTGCCTGCCTGATATCCTATAAAAGTATTATTTTGAGCTGCGGCAGTTGTAAGGCCTAATGAACCACTCTGTGATCCAAGGAAAGTATTATGGGTTCCATAATTATACATGAATCTATCGGTAACTAAATTATTTGCTGTTCCTAATGCATACATACCAGTTGTAGCGGTAATATTTGTATTAGGCTGTCCAATAGAATTATCTAAAGCTATACCAACTACATGATTATTTGCACCCCGTAAAGTATTGGTATTGCTATAGACGTTACCAGCTGATACAACTCCTGTACCCGTAACTGTTAATTGGCCTGCAGCATTTGGTACTTCTACTAATGCATCATCTGTTAGATATGACTGTGTTGCCACACCACCACCAACAAGTGACCATGTTAAAGTATTAGTTGCTGGGTTTCCTGTGACGGTTATACCAACACCATCACCAAGAGTATTAATATTTTGATTAACATCACCTGGAACTGCACCACCAACGTTACCTGTCAAGGTAAGTAATGCATTTCCGCCACTAAAGTTAATCCATGTAGCATTATTAATTCGTTTATTTTTACTAACTAACATCCATACATCTTCTGCTCTTGGAGCAGTTGGTGGACTATTAGATAAACTGGCTGTATTCAGCCATAAATCTCCAGTATTGAAATTAGCAAAATCATTTACAGTAGGAGCTCTATTAAGGGCCACCAGATTTGGTGGTTGTGGAGCTTCTACTCCTAAGCTAGCAAGTGAGGGTAAACCCGTTAATCTTGTAGGCATAGCTCTCCTTTATTCTAATTCTTCAAGACGTTCAGATAGATTTTTTATTTCTTTCTTAAGTTTCTGAACTTCATTTAATAACATTGGTATAAGATCAAGATATTTAACTGTTTCTGGCTTGCCTTGAAGATCTTTAACAACAAGTTGTGGCATAATGTCTTCAACTTCTTCTGCAATTAAACCAACAGATATTTGATCTTCAGAATTATTCTTGTAGTTAAATTTAACACACCTTAGATCCAAAATATCTTCGCTATAATCATCCATATCTTCAATGTTATCTTTATGCCTTTTTGAAGATGATACGGTTCCAAGTTGTCCTGCAGAATCTATAAGAACTGCTACAGCATCATTATTGCCTGTAGTAATTCCCCTAATTCCAGCTACAAAGCATCTGTTTACTTGTTTGTTTCCAGCACCTGAAGTTCCTAGACGCATTGTATTTGATTCTCCAGTGACACCTGCATTCATTATTGTGATATTACTACTTTCTGCGCCAGTGTATCCATTAGCTCCAGAAGGTTGATCCACACCTATTATCACATTCCATGAACCCGTTAGTAAATTAATTGCAGTTTGAAATCCAAAAATACTGTTATTACTAGATGAGGTCGCTTGAAAGCCAGAATAATTTCCAATTAGTAAATTCTGATTGCCCGAATTTAGCGCAAAACCCGCATTAAATCCAATTCCCAAATTAAATCCGCCCGTCGTGAGTGCGTTCAAGCTCTGGGCACCTAATCCGACGTTGCCAGTCGCTGTTCCTGATGTTAAAGTAAAGTTGCCTGAATTTTGACCTACAAAAGTGTTTTTATCGGCCAATGCGCCATAATTATGTAGAAAATTAGAGCCACCTAAATTTATAACACCTGTAGATGAACTAGTAGATGTAGGTAGATTTAGTTCAGTAAAAGCCATTGTTAAAGTATTAGCTGCTCCTGAGAATGTACCTCCGGATGTACCACCAGTTAAAGTTATTGCTGGACCTGATTGTGCTCCTCCACTATTACCTGTTATTGAAGTAATTCCACTGGTTACTAAACTTGATATAGTTAATGTGCTTGTTCCGGGATTACCAACTACTGTTATTGTTGTACCATCACCAACTACATTTATATTACCAGCTGTAGGCGAAACGGCCCCTCCACTGTTTCCAGTTAAAGTAAGCACTCCACCTCCACCACCACCACCAAGGACAAATGCTGTAATTTGACTCATCGTATCTCCTTATCCGTTTCTGCCGTATGTTACACCTACATAAACAGAACCAAGTGATGGAGCAGTTCCCTGCTTTACATAAATTTGTGTTCCAATTGGATAGGCTAAAGCTCCACCTGTTTCAGTCTTATTGGTTTCATAATCTATTATAAGTTGGCCTCCGCTAGGCAATGTCCATTTACCTGCTGAAACTGTTGAATCATCTGAAAAGAACATTTGGGTATCTGTAAAATTTTGAAGTATCAGAATTCTACATGGGTTAACGAAAGGTGTACCTACTGCTGCATAAGCACCTGAAATTGATCCAAATGCTAAAGATCTTAATGGCTCAGTTGCTGCCATTACTGCATTATTTGACATACTACTCTCCTAAATTTTAATTCGCTTGATTTACTACTTCCTGGTCCGTCATAGCTTCAGCGACGACGGATGCCTGCACTTCTGGCGAAGCTACTGCAGCTTCATCTGCTGGTTTTGGTAACATTTGCTTGGTAGCTTCTTGAATCATACCACTCAAAGCATATAAAATTTCTGCACACGAATCATAAGCTACACCTAATGGTGTTCCATCAGGTACAGAAAAGATATATCTCTTGCCATTTTTATCTAGCTGAATGTTATATCTTTTGTCTTCTGATTGTGTTTCTTTATGATTAATTATTTGGTCTTCCACGTCATTCCTTCTTCTTTAAATTGGGGGGCTTCCTAGGACCATCCTAGGAAGCCTGAACGTTAAATAGGGGTCTTTTTATGCAGCACAAGTTACGTTGGTCCATGCGCCTGCTGCTGTCGCTATGTATAGACGAGTTACAGCACTTGCAGCTGTTGTGTTTATATACATATCACCAACATGTAGAGCTAGGCCGTTTCCGGGAGCTCCTGCACCAGTGTAGATATAAACAGGTCCAGGTAAAGCAACAAAAGGAGCTGTTAAAGTTATACCTGCTGTACCACCTTGTATAGTTGTTGCTGATGCACCTGTTACAGATCCCACATTTGTTGAGTGGTCTGTGGCATTTGCAGCAAAAGCAGCTGTGCCTGTACCAGTTGTAACTGTTATGGCAGTTGCACCTGTAGCATTACCAATTGATATTGGATGTGCGACTAAATTTGTTCCTAGAGTTACACCGCCTGTACCACCATTGATTGCAACTAATGAAACTCCTGTGCTGCTACCAATACCAATTGATACATCATTTGCAGTTGTACCAATATTTATGGCACCTGCACCTGCTGTTCCACCATTGATAGATACTGCAGTTGCTCCAGTATTATTACCTATATTTATGGTGTTTGCTGCGGCATCTGATCCAATTCCTATAGTGTGGCCATTCCCATTAAGAGCAAAGTTACCTGTACCAACACTAATAGTTACTGCACCTGTGTTAGTTGCATTACCTATTGTGACTGCACCGTTTCCTACGGTTGATAAATTTGTTGGACCTGGATTTACTGTTAATGAACTAAATACTCCAGCTCCTCCTCCAGCTATGCTTAGCCAAGTTGCTGCTCCAGCTGCTACATTAACAAGTAGATAAGCTGCACTTCCACCTTTAACAACCCATACTTGTCCTATTGGATAGCCGATATCATTTGCACCCGGTGCACGGATACTTGATATTGGTGGTGGAAATATAGGTGATAAAGGACCTTGACCAAGACTAAATGCTGTATTCAGCACTTGATTGTTTGACATTAATATCTCCTTAATTTGAAGAAAATTACTACTTAAGGAAATATAAGCAAAAAATTTGTTCCACTTCTAGACATTGTGTAAATTTAGTTGTAACATTTATACATAGATACATTTATACATAAGGAAGATGTGGTTGACAAAAAAAGGCTAACTTGTGAAATACCTGAAGAGTTTCACACTAGATTGAAATATATAGCATTAAAATATAATATTAGCGTTGCAAAACTAATGAATAGATGGATATATGAAAAGATTCAAAAAGAGGACGAAATAGACTATGGAAGAAAAGAAGTTAGAGAAAGCGACAGCAAGATGTAAGACTTGTGTGGTGCAATTCGAGTACTTGAAGTCTCAAAGAAAGAATGCACAATACTGCTCACGGGCTTGCTATAATGAGTTTTTAAAAAGACCTTCTAGCAAGCCTGTAATTGAAGAAAGTATAACAATAAATAAAAAAGATCCAAGTTGGACAAAGAAGCTTTTTTGGTTTTTAGCTGGAAGGTAGCCAATGAGGATGGCCAAGATTGCATTATTTTTAATTATGTTGAGCTTTGTATCGTCAAATAAAGAAAATAGCATAATGGAGCATTGTTGTTTGAGTTGTTATATGTGTGAATATTTTGATAGAACTGATATTGAATTTTTTAGTTTAGACATGGAATAATAGGGATATTATGTTAAAAGCCATTTTTGAAATAATAATTATAACTTACATAGTAGTACAAATTGGTGATTGGATATTTAGTTAGACACCAAATTTTAAACCACCTTTAGTAATTCCTTTTTTTGGTTTGTTTTCTTCTTGAGGTAAACTTTTGGAATATTGTTCTACCTTTTGTCCAAGTTGATTTATTCTCAAAACAGATGCAGCTAAATCTTTAGTTCCCATTTTGCTTATTTCCTTAGCATACTGCTTATACAATTCAGGATGTTTGTTAAAAACATCTTTGGTGAGCCTAACTTCGTTTGCTAATCCATGAGCTAATTTTGTACCTAGACCTGCGACTAAAGCACCTTTTTTACCATAAGTAAAATAACCTAATGCCGTTGCTAAGCCTGAGATTCCATATTTACCTAGTCCGCTATTTACTAATTTAGTTATGGAACTAATTAATTTATTTTGGCTTTCTTCTGACTTAAGTAACTTATCGTAAGTTTCTTTGCCTATAGCATCTATTGTAGCTTCTTTTTGGTTTCTTAGATTTTTTAAACCTTCAGTAGCTTCTTTGGTTTCTCGTCTAAGAATAGCTTCCTTTTCAGGTGAAAACTTTTCTTTGGATAAATCACTAATAATTTGCTGTTTGCCTCTCAAGAAATCTTTTTCATTACGTTTAAGTTCTTTTAATTCACGAGTAGCCTGTTCACCTTTTTGCCAAAAGGAATTATGTTCTTCGCTTCCAGTGTTCTTAATGAAATCATTAAGGGCTGCAGTAGCTTTGTTCATTTGTCTTTTAAAACTATTTGATGCACCAAAGTTATATATTTGATCATTAAAGTTCTTCTGAAATTGCTTAGCTTCCCTTAAAGATAATTCACCCTTACCTTTATTTACACTTTGCTCAAGGTCATTCAAACTATCATAAATAGATTTACGATCTGCTTTAGCAACACCTTTTCTAACATCATCTTCAATTTCTTTGATAGCATTTAAGATCCCTGAAGCATTACCTTTTGCATTGTTTTCTAATTTAGCTGCCATATCATATGCAGGCTTACGGCTTTGATCTAAAGTTTTTATCTTATTTCTAAAGTCATTAATATCTTTTTTAACAGAATTAATTTGATCTTTTTTAGCTGCTTCAAAACCAGCTTTTTCTTTAGGTAATTCTAAATAAGCTTTTCTTGCAGCTTCTTCTTGTTCCCTTATTTTAGGAGTATATTCTTTTTCTATTTCAGAAAGTCTTTGTAATTTATTTTGTTCAAAAGCACCTTCTTCAGCCTGTCTCACCTTTTCAGGAAAAAATTTACCAGGTCTGTTCATAGCTACATTTGCTAATTTTTGTCCATAGTGACCACCAGCTAAACCACCTGCTAATTCACCAACTTGTCTGTCACCTAATAGTTCACCTAAAGCACCACCTGCTACATGCCCTGCTTCACTTCCTCCAAATAAACCTAAAGATCTGCCTAATGCTTTGGCAGCTCCTGGAATTCCTCCTGAACCTGCTGAAGCAATAATTCTAGGAAGTTCCATTAAAGCAAACTCTGCTGGATAATCTTCTGGTCTATGTTCGGTAGCATATCTAATTCTTTCTGGAGTAGCGCCTGGCAAAAGAGACGCTAATGTTTGAGCTTCTCGATTAGCTTCTTGTCCTGTAGGTAATATAGTTCTTCTAGCTAATTGTCCCAGATTGCTTAAACCCTGACTGGCCTGTTGAATGGCTTGAGGATATTGTTGTAAATATCCTTGACCTGCTTGTTGACTACGTTCACCAATAAAATTTAATAGATTTCCTAATCCTAAGCCTGAACGACCTAATTCATAGGCCATAGCAGGAACCTTAGCTATATTTCTTTTTGCATAGTCAGTATAAGATTCTGTAGTAGAACTAGAAGACATCACTGGTTCTGTGTTATTTAATTTTTGTATAGATTTTATTCCTTTTAGACCACCAGAAGTTATTCTTCCCATCTTACTCCTTAGGTTCCCATTTACCATTTACTATTTCGTATTCTGAACCATCATCATCAGTATAATTTGTACCTTCTTCATAGAATTCAGGATGTTGTAATGGATTTTGTCTAGCCATATCAAAACCAACTAATCTTTGTTCTATATCTAAAGGATATCTACCAGTTTCTTTATTCTTGGTGGAATGTATATAGCGTTGATCCTCCTCAACCTCATCAGCATCTCTTATGATATCTTTTAATATATCTATTTGAGTTTGTACTGGCTTATCAGTTCCAGCTTTTCCTAACTGTTCTAATTTAACTTTCCATTCAGTAGGGTTACCTTTTCTTGTACCTGCTTTTTCAAGAACCAGTTGATCTATATCTGCCATATATTTTCTAATAGCAGGATTCCTTTGGAATAAAGTTTGAAGAGCAATAGGCAGATTTCCTGTTATAGCTCCTGGCCAAGAATCTTTATTTGCTTCTATAATTTTAAGTGCATCTTGAGCTAATCTTTTAACTTTTTTTTGTTGAGAGTATTCCTTTTGTTGTTCTTTCAAAAAAGGTCTAACAGAAGTAGCATATTTTAAGTCTTGTTCTTCTTTTTTTAATGCAGATTTTTCTTCTTGTTCAGATTTGCGTTGAGCCAATCTTTCATCAAACTCTCTTTGTTTTTCTTCTTGTTGTGATTTTCTATTTTCAGCATTTAACTGGGTATTAATTAATTGAAGTGCTTCCTGTGGATTTAGCTGTGATAAATCTATTGGTTCTTGCTCTTGATTTTCTCCTTGTGATCCAGGAACTTGAAATAATCTATTTGCCAAACCAGAAACAGCGTTTCCAAAAGCTGCCCTTCTTGGTTGACTAATAAGTTCCTTAAGAACTGGTCCTAATGTTTGTGGATCCAAATTAGCTAATTGTTCTGCTTGCTCAGGACTTATTCCTGGAACTCCAGAAAGACCCGCTTGTTGTTTTAATCTATTAGCACGTTGATTAGCTAGTTGCGATAATGTGCCTCCAAGGCCTGTTCCAAAAGCAGAACCTAAAGAGCCACCTAAAGACTGTCCTTGATATATTTGAGGCATACTATCTCCTAAAATCTCATATTACCAAATTGTTGTGCAAAGTTAGGTGATTGAAATCCTCCAATAGAACCTATTGAAGCTCCGGGGTTATAATTTCCACCTACTCCGCCACTAAGAGCAAATAAACTATTACCTTGTTGTTGCTGTCCACCACCCATTGGAGGTACCGGCACACCGAATAAGGCACCAATAATGGATGGCAGATAATCTACAAACTTGTTGGCACTATTTTCTAAAAACCCTGCTTCACGGGGTCTAAATAAATTTTCAAATGATGGCTGTTGTGATATTCCGCTAAGCATACTTAATAAATTTTGATTGAATCTGGAGGAATCGGCAGCTAGGCCACGTTCTAGGCCTGCACCTGCTGAGCCTAAAGCTCCTTGGAAAGCAGAAGATCTTTGACCTCCTTGACCTCCTCTAAATGCAGTAAACCTTTCAGCCAATCCCGGAACCGTCTCGGTTTGGAATTGATTTCTAGCTTCTTGTGCAATAGGAGAAAATCCACCTTGAGGACTCAACAATCTATTTAAAAGATTCTGGGCTCCCATAGTAGATTGATTTTGAAATCCTTGTTGTTGGGGAGTAAATCTTTGAAATTGTTGGGTTCTCTCTGGAGTTCCAAAAAGAAAATCATTAAATCCCGCCATCTTTTTCCTTCAGGTTTTGTATTTTATCAAGAACCTGATTAATCATCTCAGCGTTCTTTTCATTTCTTAAGGATAATATTTCTCTTTCCATTGTTTCAATATCTATCATATTTTCATTATATAGATCTTCAACCAACTGTTTAATTGCTTCTATCATTACATGTGCATAATAAGTCTTACATTTAAAAGGACAATCTGCATGATTATCAATTTTGCATACTCCATTAAGTCTAGCTATCCTATCATTTGGAGAGTTCCAATCTGAACTTTTGACTGATCCACATGTTCCATCTGACATTGCATTACAATTAACAACAAATAACAATGAAAATAAAAGCTTCTTCATTAAACACCTTAAAAATAAGTTAAATTCAAACTACAATCATCTTAGATCATGTTTCATTGGTTGTTAAGTATAATTGTAATGATTGCTGTAGCCGTTGAAGATAGGGCAGTTAGCAATGCAATCTTAAGCTTTGTACTTGAATTACAACATTTGTTTTTATTAGCTAATTCTTTTTCAAGCTCTTTGTTTTTAAATGCTTGGTGAATAGAAGCGGAAACTACTCTTCTTATAACTTCCTGAACTTCTGGATCATTAATATCTAAAACAATATTGCGCTCTTCTTCATTAACTGGAGTAAATACTTCGTCTATTTGTTCAACTTTTTTTCTATTAGCTCCCCAAACTGGACTTTGTGGTTCCTGTTCTTCTTTTTTTTCTCTACCCTCATCGACATCAAATTTAATTCCTAATTCTAAAGCACAACAACTATAAGACATACATAAAAGCAAAAATAACTTCTTCATATATCTCCTAGAACTTTATATATTCCAGTACTACATATGCTGTAGTAAAGGCAGAATAATCAGCACCACCACTAGTTATAATTACTTGTGTATTAGTTACGTTTAATTCAATATTATGAGCTACATCTGCAGCTGAAACATATGGTAATGGAATAAACCTTGTACCTGGATCTGTCGCACATCCATATATTCTAGTAAAAGAAAAAGCTCCATTGACTTGAATATTATGATTAACCGCAATTGGTACACCATTATTAGGCAAAGTACCAAAATTAATAGTTGTTCTAAATACTGGCCTTTGGGTCGCATTAGTCTGAGTAGCTGAATTATTTGCTGGATTAGCAAAGTATTGTTGTCCATTAACGAATTCAAATTGGTTAGTATAAAATCCTATATCAGCAACATTAAGAACATTGGCCATCAAGTTTAAATTCTGATACATACGTATAAATAATTCTTTAAGAATTGGATCTATATTCTGTGGAATAGTACTGGGATCCCAGACACTAGTTGTAGGTATCTTTGCACTATATTGTCCTGATACTGCCATGTTACTCCAATCTTTGACTTGTTGGTTGTGTATATAAAATAAATGCCTGAAGTTGGAAATCACACAACGTCACATTAGGATTAATCATTTGTTCATCAGTAAAGAACAGAGCAAGCTGAATAGATTCGCCAGTTGTTTGGAAATATACTGGATGCCATAATATTTCTTGTGAAGCTTCTAATGGATATAATGCATAAGGCGATGTTTCTAAAACGCCTGTTCCTAATAAGGCACCTGAAGCTGCACCTTGATCTAACATTGAAACAGTTGATGAGGATGGATAATAATCTACGGTTATTGCACCAGCTTCTGTTCTTGTTACAGAAAAATCAACCTTGTACAAATATAAACTTCTATCCTTATTGAAGTATGGATTGATCCACTTTGTTTCCATTTGTATGTTAGAAACACGGGTGCCTGTTCCTCCTCCATAATAAGTATTAGCTAATAGGGCACCATAAGTATTAATCGTTATATTATTCGCATCAACAACAGTTGCTACAGGGAAAGTTGTTCCATTCATAAAGAGCATTGTTGCTGCATCTGCTACTATATTTTCTGTGAGAATATAATCAGTATTATTATAATTTGTTGGGTTGGCAGTAAAGTTATGATTTATAATAGTTAATGTAATAATTCCTGTTCCGTCATTTACCAAGTTAGTTATCTGCATTGCAGGTGCATTTCTTGCTACGTCTGCTCCGATAATAACTACATAGCCTTCAGGAGTTCCTGCTAGAATTTGTCTCTTATTGGCTTCAACTATGTTATCGTTCCATGCAAAGTTAGATTCTTGCCAAGTTAATGGAATTGAACTAGCCCATGTCATATCTATAGATTGTTCGAAATAGCCAAATGTAGTATAGCAATCATCAAATAATGCCCATGAACCAGTCTTATAGTTGTACACTAAGATTTGATTATCAAAGTTCTGAAACTCTGTGACTGCTGTATTCTGGAAAATCCAGTAAACAAGTTCAGTATAATAATCTCTTATACCGCATATTCTTAATGTTGCACTCTGGCTTGTCTTGAAATCATTAAATACTTCGTCTGGGATTTTTTGATCTATTCTATCTACGTTACTTCCGTTACAAGCATGGATCCCAGTGTTTCCCGTAACCATAACTTGTGTATCAAAAGGAACCGAAGAAAAAGTTCCCTGGCTGCCCAACTCAGTGTTAAGCTTCTGCCATATAAAAGGTAGTATTTCATTTCCTGTATATGCAAGTTCCCAAGTAGATCTTTCAAAGTAGACTATTAATCTATCTTTAATAAATTCTGCACTAACAATCTGCTCATCTGTTGCTGCATCTATGAATCCACCGCCGTCTGCATTAACTACACCAGTTGCAAATGGATTATAAGTTTGATTTTGTTCAAGCCATGCATTGGTAGCAAACGGACTTCCATTATGTGAATATCTACATCTTGCTGGGAAAGCTGTATTTGTTGAAGTTGCATATGTAGCGGGTGTAACTCCAGCCATAGCCGTTGCTCCATTTGCGTTATTTTCAATAGTATTGAGCAAGATTAAACGATTTTTAAATGGAAGTATTATTCTACATTGCTGAACATAGTTCGCTATAATTTGATTATTACCAGTAGTTGTACGTGTTACCGTAATTGGTTGTAAGTTTGCTGGATTCTGAACTACATCAGGCGAATAGCTGAAAGGTGTCCATGCATTTACACCATTTGCTTGACTAAATGTCCATATAGGATCATCTGTAAGAGTTCCTAATCCTGTACCTTGAGGAGCTGGCACGTTTACTAAGTAATCATTCGTTACAAATAGGGTTTCACTTGAGCTTGTTATACCTGTCCAATTGGTTGCCCAGAAATAATTATTATTTGCTCCGTGAAATAATGGTCGTGCTGGTACACCAGCATCTACTGATCTTGACCAGCCATTTGTATAAACATACGCAAATTCTTGATCAAAAGCATAACTTGGATGGTTATTTATTGCTCCAATTTCATATTGGGTTAATCCCATTACAGGCAATGCGGGATACCAATAAATTGGAGTTGCCCCTGCTAAACCTGTACCTGCTATGGTAAATGCACCGTTTGTTGTGCTAAATGTCATATTACCTGCTGATGGCAAATTGGTTGCGATATCGGCACCTAAGGTTGGTTGCAATACGCCTGCTGTTATAACTGTAAATACCTGGCTGCCTGCTGAGAACATAGAACCTATAGGAAATATTAAGCCTGGCACTGGACTAATGGGAGCACCGACTGTTCCGACCTGAACTCTTAACCTTGTTAATAATTGATTACCTTCACCCATCCATATAGAACCGAAACGTTTTCTAACACGGCCTCTAAATACATAACAATTTTGCAATAAAGTAAAAGCATCATCTGCTATCAAAAATGGCTTTAGATCTCTTTCTAGACCTGTATTTATTGGACCAACAAGAAATCTATCAAATGCCATATTAGTATCCTATTACGCAATAATATACATTGGCAGCCACGTAAGTTCCTAAAGCAGTTCCTCTATTTACTACAGTTATTGATACAGTACTTAACGCAGATATTTGAGATGAATAATTTGCACCTCCTGAGTTACCATTTCCTAAGGTTGCTGCAAAAAATCTAGTAAATGGTACCGTAGCATCAAAGTTAGCCGTTCCTCCTGCTGCTATATTTGGTACTGCAATTATTCCCCATTTTATAATTATTCCTGAAGGTAAGTATGTCCATCCAGGTAATCCATTAGCTGGTGCAACAGCTGTACTTAAAATTGATTTTGTAAATGGTATTTGTACAGCACCTGCCTGATTATTCTTGTTAACGAATAATTCATTTACTGCTGCAATAGGTGATGAAAATAAAGCATTACTATTAGCAAACACTGAGCCTGCTGGTGGGTTAGCACCTCCAGCATTTAAAAATAAATAATTAAAGCCTGCTCCTGGGGCTGTGTTGATCCCTGCGCTATTATTAACGCCTGGAATACCACCTATAGCACCTAAGATCTGAAAATTCCCGTTAATATCACCTTGTGATCTAGATAATTGATCGGGAGCTAACGGAATATTATTTTGATAAGGCATCTTTTTCCTTTTCTTTTATGTATTCTACGTTAGCTTTTCTAGTATCATGTGCCATTGAAATAAGGCTACGCAAATTATAAAAATCTTCATCTGACATGTCACACATTTCTGTGTATAAACATTGAGTACTCTTTTCCAACAAAGGTGTTGAATCTATTGAGCAAAGTTCACAATATCCAAAATATGATAAAATCTTTAAAAACATGCTTCTCCTATTGGTAACCTGATCCATAACCCCATGTCCAACCACCACCTAAACCATTGTTTTCAGTGTAAATAGTAGCCGTTCTGGTATTTGTATATTGAACTATAGTTCTACGCAAACATAATCTTTCTTGTACTTTAAATTCAGGCATAATTAAATTAACTGAATCTAGATCCATTTTATCCTGCAGAACCTTAATTGCTGCGCCATAAGCAATGTATTGCCAGTATTCATCAAGATTTGGTACATCGCCTGCTAATATTAATTGGGTTGGTCTTACAAAAACTTCAAAGTTAACTGCATAAGTCTGATCCGGAACTGGCCTTACTGTAAATTGATTATTATGAAACATTAGAGATTGAGGTAATGCATATTGTTGTGGAACTGTTTGACTATTAATTGGAGTTCCTGCCAAAGTATTCATTGAGAAATTAATAGTAAATACACCAGTTAAATAATTTATATTGTTATTTGGATCAACTACCGTTGGAGGATTCACTAATGCTGTTCTATAAGCCAATGAGTTTGGATCATAAAGATTACCTATATTAAGTTTAAATCCTGTTCCTCCATCAACTACAGGCACGTCTACTAAAGCCATTCCTTCTGCTTCGCCTGTTCCTGGAGTTCCTATAGCAGAAAATAAAACGTTATTTTGTAATAAGCCTATATTCTGCATTGTTCCAGGTGGCACTATAGATTGTTGAGTATTTATTACACCTGTGAATGGTCCTGCTGTACCATTTCCTGTTACACCTATAGAAGAAATACTATTAATTATGGGATATATGCCAAAGAATTGTTGTCTATCTTGTGTATATAACGCAGGGAAACCAGCAATATATACTGGCTCATGTACAGTTAAATACAAGTTTTGAAAGTTATATAAGATATTGTTGGTCGCCCCTGCGAAGGACAAAATGTTAGTGTCGTAAACATCTTGACCTGGGTTAGTGTAAAAGGAGAACGGTTTCAGTAAATTAAAAGTCCTTAATTGCTCTGGAAAATCGTAAAGAATAAATGTATTTATATAATTATCTAAATCTGCTTGAGATAATTGAGCAGTACTTGGCAATCTTGTAAGTAACCTAACCTTTTTTTCTATATCCGCTAAGGTTGCTGGCATTCTATCTCCTAATCTTTTTTATATTCCTAGTTATACTAAGAGGAATGTTCGAAATCAATAGAAGGAATAAAATGAAAAGAAGAAGAATAAATAGTGGTGCTAATTCTGTATTTCGAAAAAAAAAGACAACCGCTGCCGGTTCGTATCAAATACCGATATGTGGACATTGCAAACTAAATATACTAACCAAAAAATTCACATCTAGATATAAGGGAGATTTAGCTATATGTAGATGCAATTATCCAAAAATTAGATAGGAGAAGTTTAATGGAACTTTCAAAAGCAATTCAAATGTATAATGAACTTTTAGATTATTATTTTAGTGGAACACTCTTGGATCAAGACTCCCGAGATCGACTTTCCCAGAAAATAACTTTACTTAAAGGTTATATTGATACTATGAATCTAAGCAATATAGCTGATTATGTATTAGATATTTCAACAGGAATAGAAGATATTACAGGTAATCTAACTTTAATTGAAGACAATATAAACAAAATACAGATCGAAATGGATTAATTAAGAGCTACCTGGTTAGTGAATTGTTGTATCATTATTTGCATCATAAAGAATTCTTGCAAAGTTATAATAGTTTGTGCCCTAGCGGCATAAATAACTGTTTGAGCAACAATAAGATAATCCGTGGCATAAATAGAATTACCTAAAGATGTTTGTGTATAAAGAACTCTAAGCAAGCCAGTTATTGAAACTATATTTACACTAAATAGACTTTGTGGCCAAATCTTATTAGTGCTTATAAATACTGATGGAAAGTTCAATTCAAGTGCATTTATCCAAGTCTGAAGCAAACTATTATATAACAAACAATCAGTTTTGGATAAATCAAATCCTGATGTAGCTCCCATCGTGATGGCATTATTTGAAAAAGTTATCTGATCAACTTGAGTAACGCCTTGAAAAAAAGTTAATGTTTGTGTTTTGTTTGGAATATCCAAAAGAATTGTAGAAGTTAAAGCCTTGATATCTCCTTATATATATTTAATATTCCTATAATAAAAATATATAAACAATAGATATCTAATTAATATGGTAAAACATTCTGCACTGCTCCAATAATCTCACCATTAAGTTCTGCAAAGGGAACACTTTGTGAATATTGCGAGGTTAATGGATATGCCACAGGAAAAGAAAAAATATCATACATTGTAGTATCTATCGCTATTGTAAACTGAGTAGGACTAACGACTGTTATTGGCGCAAATTGCTGATTTATTTGACCCATTCCATATCCAGGTGCAATATCTATTCTAATTATTAAACCATCTATGTATTGGTGATTTCCCGGATTAACACCATCGAGTGTGGTGGTAACCAATGCCGGGTTGGCATTGGTTATACTTAGTATTCCACACATTTTTGGTTGATAAGTAGGAAATGGTTGGGCTACGATCATACTGATCTTCCTGGATAATATACAGCTGTATTAACTCTTTCACCGGAAATATCTCTTATATCATCATAATCGCTAAATTCCATACTTTGGAAACTCATTCTAGGTATTTTCTTAGTAACCTGTTGAAGATCCTGGCCTTCAGTTCTTCTATAAGAATATTCAGGATACCAGCAATTATCTGTTAAATGTTTAGCTACTCCTAATGGAATAGTATGAACTTCTCCATCTGTCATCTTGTACCATTCCATTGGATCGGCAGCATATTTCTTAAATGGAAATTGGATCATGCCGCCTGGGCATTCATGAAAATGATATTTTCCTCTAACAAGAGTACGATCCTTTACTCTCATTTTCTCTATTTCTTCAGGGGTAAGTTTTTTACCTGTTGATTGCTTAGGGGTCAAATTTTTTGGTGATGACATATTTATTCCTTTAATTAAAAGGGAGAGGGGGTCATTACATTCCTCTCCCATAAGTCCATTAATTACTTAGAGTCCGCCAAGTGATGATTTACCAGCTACCCAGTAAACTGTATCACCTGTAGCAACGTTACCAGCAGACCAAGATATAGCACCAGAAGGTCCTAATATCGGTGTGGTTAGAGCATTTCCATTTCCACCATTGCCTAGCAACATTCCAAGAAACCCAGTGTTAACTGTAGAATCTGAAAGGACGCCAACGTTAGTGTTGTAGATTTGCTGACCTTGATATATCGGTGTTTGAGCTTGAATCGACATTAAAGCCGAAGCAGAATCTTCACCAACCGGATTAACTTCAGGGAATGAACTTGGCTGTTGTGCAATTGTTGGCCAAGTAAATGTTGTAAATGCAGTTGTATCGATATTAATTGTGAAATTATAATCATCAACGACTGTTACAACAGTTGCAGTTAAATAATTGTTAAACACAGTAGAATTCAATTGAACCATTCCTGATACGGCTGGAATTTCGAATCTTACTGCTTGACCTGCTACATATCTATGAGCAACAGATGTAGACACTTGAGCATTAACTGCCTTTGTAATATTAACTACATATCTGCGCTTTGGATAAAATAGTCCGTCAGTATTAACTAATCTATAGAATCCTGCACCACCAATTGCTCCTGGAGCATTAGCTAGAGGATTAGATGCTGTCAATAATGTAAAGCTGGTATTTGCAGTAACTGCACCAACTACAAAATCAACACCATTAACATCTGTTTGAGCTGTATTGCTTAAACGAACAACTGAACCAACTATAACGCCTGCTGTGTTTCCTGTGGAAACAACTGGTCTTGTTACGTTAGTAGAAGCTGTTGTTGCAACTGCATTGCCTAATAGAGGCAATGAGCCTGCACTTTGTCCAGATGGATCATAAAGTGTGAAACCACCTGAAACTAATGTGTCACCATCAAGCACTTGAGATGCTGCACCATAGTATTTAACTATACCTGTTCCTGGAGCCATGCCACGTTGCCAGTAGAATTCTACACCTACTGAAGCGTTAGCTGTTCCATTGAAATAAGCACCGGTTGTTCCAACTGTGCCATATCTTGTATAGTTCCATACTGATAGCCAATCAACATTGCTTGGTATTACTATAAGTTGGGCATTTGCCTGACCAATAGAAGCATTACCTGCATTTGGATTTGATAATCCAGTTGAGTTAGCTATAAATGAACCTTGACATAATATTGTACCATCCATGGGCTATCTCCTTATGAGTGTGTGCATCTTGAGTTAAGTACCCATAGATCATTTGTGATTCTAGGTACAAAAGCTGCTTTCCAACCAACAGACGCATTAAGAGCCAATGGACCATCATAGATAGGTGGTCGATAGATGAAGGAAGCGGAGTATCCGTCTTGCTGTATTATGGCATAAGCTTCCATTCCGACTACCATGTTGTTATACACGGTATTGCCTAAAGATGATGCATTAGGGCTAATTGAACCTATGCTAGATACCAAGATTCTGAGGTTGCTAATTGCACCCCATTCTGATGGCAGAGCATTGGTAGGTGCTGCATATTGTGCTTTAGCTACAAAACCTGCTACGGCTTCAAAGTCACCGATAAGGCCTGTAGATGCTAGCATAAAGTACGCATCACGAATTGGTGATGTTGCATATTTATCTTCACCTTCAATGTTGTCCATAATTGTTTGTGCATTGTTATTTTTCAATGTCGCAATCAATAGATCAACATCAGAACGTGTCAATTCAGTAGGAACGTCACCATTTACGCCACCTGTACAGTTAATGAAAGCAGCTGTAGCCGCTAACATATCACGTGTAAGTTGATCTTCTGTTTGACGAAGACATACGCCTAAACGTGCTGCTGCTTCGTTCAATACTGGATCTTGGTTTTGTAATGTAACTTGTTCATTTAACTGAATATATGTTCCATAAAAGGAGATCTTAGCATCAATGTCCAACGCTGTTAGATTTTGAGCTGGAGGTGTGATACCAGAATTTCCAAGTGGAACCATTGCTGTGTTTAATGGATTATATCTTCTCATTCTTAGTGTTGTACCACCGTTTCTAGGCATCTGCTTCTTCATAGCAGGTATGCGGTAGATAAAATCAGGTACTGGAACACTTAAGAGTTTGTAGCTAAAACTAGCTTGAATAGGTGCTGGCAAAGTACTTGTCGTAGTTATCGCCATATCTATTCTCCTTAAGATAAGAAAAATGATTTATAACGATAAGATGACGAATCTTAAAACAGATTTTACGTCCTTTTTTGAAGTAGACGAGCTTTCATTACGTCTAAATTTAGAAGTTAGCGATGCTTCATATTACGCTACAAATAGATATACTAATATTTATTTTCAAAAGCAATAGTACTAAGGAGTATCTTATGATTTCAGATTACAAAGACAAAGAAATAATATACGAACGTTTAATTAATAAAGTAATAGAAGATGAAGAAGCTATTACAGAAAAAGATAAGTTAAAAATGAATGTATTAAAAGACTGGCTTATTATAAGAAACTTATGTGGAATGCATGATTATCTAAGTGATATGAAAGATTATACTGAATTGATTAATGATAAACTTATAGATATGAATTCTAACTTTAAAAACCTTTCAGAATCATTACCTGATGTATTGGATGATATCCGAATTGCTATCAAAAGCTTAAAGAAATCTAAAGAAGATTAAAAATTGTGCCCGTAGATTAAGAAAAATTATAAAAAATGTACCTAAATAAAAAACGGAGAGCTCAAAATCAACATATTAAATCATAAAAAAATATACTTTAATCCACGGGCACAGTCGAGCGTACTAAAAGCGACGGAAGAGATCAATAATTTCTTCTAGCTGCCTGCATCTCTTTATAGAGTTGATCTTTTAACTCTGGAGTCAATCCATTAGCAAAAGCATTGGCCTGAGATAAGGCAGATTCTCCTTGCTGAGGATTTATACTAACCATTGGTTTTGGCTTTACTGCATTAGTCTGTATTCGTTTTATATCAGATTCATAATTTGCTTCAGGTTTCAATCCCAAGTTCTTAATAATGTTATAAGCTGTAACTCCAGCTGCATAAATGTCTTGAGTTGAATTTAAAGTTTGAGCTATTTCAGGTTGAAGAACCTGTAACATTTCAATGGTCTCTTGGTTTACTACCTGTTCAAAGTCATTAAACTTTGCCTTTAAGCGCAGTTTTGAATTTTCATTATAAGATTGCTGTTGTTGCCTTAATAATTGTTGTTTTAATTGTTGTAATTCATCATCAAGTTCATTAACATGACTTCCATCTACGAGTTCCTCAGGTCTTAATCTATTACGTGACTTGGTAACCTGTTTTTCTTCTTGTGGTTTATTTAGTGCATTATTCATCTGTGCTAATCTTAGTATATCATCACGTTCTCTTTCAGCCTTTTCCTTGGCTAACCTAAGGGCTTTTATCCTCATATTAACTTTGTAGCCACTTTCCTCAGACTCAGGAGCTGGATCATTAATAGGTTGAGGAGTTTGCTCTTGCGCTTGTTCTTGTTCCATTTGTTCAACTTGTGGTTGCACTGGTTGAGGTGCCGGAGCTGGAGTTGGCTGAGCTTGTTGAATAGGTTTCCCTCTTTTAGCTGCTTCTGCTAGCTCTGCTGCTATTTCTGGATGCACTTCATAATTTTCCATCATTTATTCCTTTAACTTATAAGTAACGGACTATCTTCTTTCTCATTGTTATACTTTTTCATCATCTTAGTTAGGCTGCCATTAACAGCCATCATTACAAACCCCAATAGTTGTTTTTCACCAGTATGATCTGGTTGCTTCATAATTTCTTTGGAATGTTCAGCCATATAATAAGCTTCATTCATTCCAGGCAATGTCCATAGATATTCTATTTGTCCATCGAATCTGTTGTATCTAAAAACCGTTTGATCCCAAAAAGGAGCAGGACACGCCAAAAGAGGAGTAAACATATCCCTATAAACTCTATCAAGTAATCTTTCCTTTTTTGAACTTACCTCAATGTAAAAATTTCCTGGGAACATTTTACAGCCACGATCAACTGCTTCTAAAAGATTATCCATATATTCCGATTTCATTTCAGCAGCTTTAAGTAATACAGGAACCATTTCAGGGGTTTGCTGCTTATTAAGATCGGTAACTATACTTCCTAATGTTTTCTTAGTCATATTCACCAAGTCTTATAAATTAATATTATTAAAAGGCCCATAAGGGCTAATAATAAGTAATCTGTAAATTCCATAGCTTCCTAATTTAAAGGGTAGTGTGTGAGAGCACTACCCACATAGCAATAATAGAATCAGTAATTATTTCTTTTTCTTAGGAACCTTCATTCCTTTTTTACGAGCTTCAGAGATTGCAATAGCAATTCCCTGTTTAGGATTCTTTACAATAGGTCCTTTTTTGGAACCTGAATGTAATTTACCTTCTTTATACTCGTGCATAACTTTTTCGATCTTTTTCTTCGCTTTTGGAGATTCTTTAGCCTTTTTTTTGTGTGCCATTACCTTACCTTCATACGATATGGAGAACCTTTTTCTTCTTTTACCTTGCATTTACCAGAATGCATTTTTCCACATTTAGCGCATTTCTTCATTTCTACTCCTCAATAAAGCCACGTTGAGCTTTTCTTATAAAACCAATTTCATTATGTGACCAGTCAGGAGATCCTGCTGACACACTATTATATTTAAATTTATCTGGATTAAATTCATGATGAATCGCCTGTCTAGGCAAGTTAGCCATAGCATTTTGATCCTCACGAACCATATAGGCATCATGCATCTCTTGGCGTCTTCTAGGATCTATATTTCCATAGAAATTATCTTCTTCGAGACCTTTCTGTACAAGATAATTCTTTTCAGCTTCAGATTCATGACCTTCTACTGTTTTTCTATTTCTTTTCATACTCATCCTTTTAAAAGCAGGAGGGTAAAAAGTAGGGGGAACCTCCTGCCTTATGTTAGACCTTATTTCAATCGACTAGATTCTTCCACCTTAAGTCTGTCGTTTATCATCTTTTGTCTCTTTGTTAGTTTGACCAAATTTGGTGGCCTTCCTAACAGAGAGTATAAGATTTTAGTGGCCTTGTTATTAGGCCTTGGTGCTGCTGCCATGATTACTTCTTTGGTGAGAAATAACGAGATCTTTGCTCATCATTGTCATCCATTTGCATATCTGCACCACGGATTGTGTCATCAATACCTTCAGGAAGATATGGTCCAACTTGTTCATAAGGCTTGATCATAACTTCTTGTGGAAGATTTGCGATAGCTCTGTGATCTTCTCTGATCATGCCATCTTTTTGAGCTTCCATTCTATCTCTAGCTCTTAAACCTGAAACATAATCTTCCATATCTAAAGAACTACGATCCTTAAAACCATCATTCATTGCGTATTCTGGACCTGGTTGTGATTTGCCAGATCTTTTCATTGAATGCATATATCTTTTTGCCATTACGGTACTCCTATGTAGAAACTGCTTTTCAACCCGTGACGTTTCTTCACACTTTCAGTGTGGGACGTTTTGTCACGTACTCAGTCACTTCCATTTTGTCGGCAACTGAAAGTTGATAGCAAGATTTCAATCTCTATCTACGCAGCAGAACCATTCTGCTGGTTTATATTCATATTATTTTCATTAGCCTTTAATAAATTAGCCATATTAATTAACTTAGCTATTTCATCTAAGTCCATATGACCAATCTCCTTAATAATCTTAACTTTTTCAAGTAGAGCTTGTTCATCATTTTTATTAGCTTCTGCTAACTTCTGCATAGCCAATGCTCTATTCTCTTCAACACGTGATGTTCTTTCAACAGCCAATCCTTGATCGGCAGCAGCTCTTGCATGAGCCAAGTTAGTTCTAGCTTGCATTTCCTGCATTTGAACTTGAGATTGTTGTTGCTGTTGTTGCTGAGCAGCCTGCTGCTCTTTTACCATATTATCAATAACCATTTTCTTGTTTTGAAGTGTTGAAGCTTCAAGTAGATCTTGGTTAGATATTGGAACTCCAGCTTCTCTAAGCATAAGCATTTGAGCCATTTGCATTTGTTTTTGTGTGGTAGTATTGAGACCTTCTTCAACAGCGGCATGGTATTTACCAAAAGCTTTATTATAAAATAATGGTTGTGGCTCTTGTCCTTCTAAAATCTTTTTAATCTTTCCAGGAGTATAGTTAATCTGAATTATTTCAGCCATTCTATCACCTAATAATTTTATAGAACGGTCAAGGTGATCAAATAGAATTTGTAGTGTTGTGGTTGAAGCTGATTGTTTTAACATTGAATGGAATCCTGAAAGGGTATCTTTATTATCAAATCCAAGTAGTTCTTCTGACACACCGGCAATTTGATTTATTTCCTCACCTAGCATTTTAGATAATTCAATTGTTGTAGGAGGAATCTGTGGAGATTGTATTTGTTGCACATCAGTCATTTGCGCTTCTTCTTTTAGAGCCAGTCCCCTTCCCTGACCTGACAAGAAGACATCTTTCGGATTAACGAGCGCATTTTCCTTGTAAATAAAGCCAGAATTGATTTGAGATTCGAGAATATCGAGCTCAATAATCTTCCTACGATTGTACAAGAACTGGCTGTCTCTGAGTCCTCTAACGACGCCCTGGATTCGGTTTTCGAAATAAGGTATCTGAGGATTATAATAGGCAAAAACAGGAATGAAAGGATAATTATCAGCCCCAGTAGGTAATCGATCATTATAAAATACCTTTCCTTGAATCACTATTGCTAGATTGACTGTTGGAATTTCAGTTTCTAATACCGTCACAGAAGGATGAAGTTGTAAGAACAGCTTAAGTGCATCTTCATCTTTACCTTTCCATTCCATAACTTCACCAGTTTTAGAATCAGCTAATAATCTTTGCTGTCTAAAATCACGATAGTAAAATTCATCATATGCTAATAAATTTTTATAGCCATATTGATAAGATTCAGGCATAAACTGAAACTTGCCATCTTTGTTTCCGTACTGATTACCTGGCAGTCCTAAAATTTCGTCAGTAAACTGCGGCATCAAAGAAATACATTCACGTTTAGTTAAGTAGCTACGTTTCCAGATTCCGTTACAGTCTGACAGATCTGCTTTCCTAAAATAAGGATCAATAAGGAAAGAATTATAAGAACAGTTATTTACCTTGATATCGCCTGATATTGGATCATTTCTATAATCTAACCAAACATGTAATAGATTCATGCCTGTAACTAAACCACCATGGAAAGAATCTGATATAGTTTCTAGAATTCCTTCTTGTTGGCATAAGGTCATTATTATCTTTGTGAATTGATCAGCAGTCTCATTATCCCCATTCTCTTTAGGAGTCATGATAATAGACTTACGATTGCGTCTTTGATGACCATCAATCATATTAACAACCCTCATTATTCTATTAAATGCTAAGTTGCGTCGTCTATTAGCCGGAAGATTACCATAAAGATTCTGCCAAAGAGTTTGGTCATTACAATAAAATCTAGTATCTGTGTCTGCCTCACCCCAATAAGACTGATTTATCGTTATGGATTCAGAGTAAAATGATTCCATACGAGCAATGATGCCTCTATCTCGCTCATTTAGGTAAACATCGCCTAGCATGGGGAATAATGACATACTTCATCTCCTAATTTGTATTTTCCCTTATTCTAGAATTGTGTTGCTTCAATATCAAGTATTTTAAAATTCTTTACACTTTAATTTCCACATTATTGGCCTATTATCTAAGTTGGCAATTATCAAAGGTTCTGATCTACAAATAACACCTTCAATGGTCATTGGTCTAACGGCTGTAAGACTATTAGGTTTAGACTTCACAAGTTCTATTATCTCTTCCTCGGTCATTAATCCATAATCATATGGTGTTGGTAAATTTAAAAGAACTGCTAACTCTTTTAGTTCCTG